GTTAGTCAGGGATTGTCCGGGCTGTATGCGGTTCATAAACGAGGCAACTGTTTCAGTCATGCCGTTTTCAGGGGTGAAGGTCATGTAGACCATCCCTCGTCGATCAAGGGTTCTAGTCACAGCCTGTGAGTACAGTTCCCTGCTTGGCTCCTCGTCTAGCCACACGCAGTCAACAGAGCGGCCCTGCCACTTCTCAACGCCCATCTCGTAGGCTTTGAAGAATAAAGAAGAGTTCCCACCGCTAACGTGCCTTACCAGTGCTACTGATTTGGCGTTAGGAACACCGGGTTTGCGTTCGGTTTTTACTATTGTTTTTTTAGGCACTGCGCCAGAACCAAAGGCTTCCGGGTCATCTGGGGAACCCAATAACTCCGCCTGTACAATATCGCGGGTTGTTTCGTTTGATACCCCACCCGCCCAAGCTGTGATGGGCTGGGTATACCGGCGGCCATTCCACCACTTGGGATATAGCCCAGTAAGGTGGTAAGCTACCTCTGTGGCACCGCAATAGGACTTCCCTATTCGGTTAGCTGCCATCAATAGTCGCTGATTACAATCTGCGCCGGTTTCGTGAAAGGCTAGTTGGTAGGGGTAGGGGTCGTAGAAGTCAATCTTGTTGAACCGTTCCCGCTGCCTGATCTCCCTAGCTATCTCTACCGCTTGTTCTAACTCTGCTCTTGTAGCCGCTCTCTCAATATCCTTATTCAGATACTTCAACCCCGCTCAGTTTACGAGTTCTGGAATTTCCGATATGGAACTAGACCCTGTTAAGGCCTCCAGTTCTCTCTTCAACTCATCAGTAGATGCAGTCTCCACATGGGAAATTTCTGTTTTTATCTTTTCTGCTGGTTTTAGTCCGGCCCTATCCAGTATGTCTCTTGTAGCCTGAAATCGCACAGACTCGCTCTCAGCGCCTTCTGATAGGGTTTTAAGCTGACTCAAGGCTCCGGGGACGCAATCCATAATCATCTTCTTGGTGCGCTCCTCTATCTCAAGCTCATACCTCTTCTTGAGTTCATGCCCTCTCTGCTTCGGGTGAGAATACCCAGCCACTTCCGCGGCCTTTGTCGCATTCCCCGAAAGACAGTATTGTTCTATAAACAATTCTTGCTGATTAGTTCTCAAATATCTTCTTCCTTAAATATTTTATTTCTTCAAAATCATCCCGATCATTCTTCAATCTACCGTACTGCTGGGCATACGGAACCCCTACATTTCTACCCAGCTTCTTTAATATTTTTGATCTGGATGGGACATAGTGAAGCGCGGGATCAATAAGCCTCTTCATTGTTTGATGGCTTTGTTCATAAGCTGGTTTTGTTGCTACCCCAAGACTAGACCTATCAAGTCCCCACTTCTTCCTAGTCTTTTCAGAGAAAGACATATTTTTTGGGGTCAGTGATATAAAATGTTGTTTCATACCAACTTCAGCTACATTGCTTAGTGCGGTTCCTAACTTACCACCACCAGCGCCTAAAGCTAATCTATCCATACCCATTTGAAACATAGACCCGTTTGAGGGGTCTAGTACAGTTCTAGTGGTTACAGTTCCCAACAAAGGGTCGCCAGTAAGGGCTGAATGACTCCAACTTATTAAACCATCCCCACCCATCATTCTTTTGGGAACCATTAAGTATTTAGGCTCTTCTGGTTTTCTAGCCTGTCTTTTCTGTGATCTCAGCCTTCTATATCTATACAGCTTGTTATAATAATCGGTAGATAGCTGTCGATTTATGAAGTCTATTTCTTTGGTGAAATCACCTACATTAAACCGGTAGTTCGGTGGAAAAGCGCCATTTGCCTTTTTTGTCATTAACGCATCCCAAGCCCTTTCCATAGCATATATTGGTTGCGTTGATACGGTCCCAGCCTTCAGCAGCCCACCCATCATATTTCCTGTGCTTAAATTACTATCGACTTTATGAGCCAATACTATTGGCATATCTAGTTCAGTAACTCTAGGGAAAGTTTTTTCTATATAAGGTGTTATGTGTTTTGCCACTTGTGGTGGAATATCTACACCGGTTACACCGGATATCGCTGAAGGATTCCCCCTTAACTCAGACAACGAAACAGTCTTTGTGTTCGGAAATATTTGACTAGCGGCCTGAGAAAGTGGCGTTCCCGGCGCTATGTTGGGATTTGTCGGGTCATATACTACTTTTTCTGCCCACTGATTGGCAATGTCATTACCATGCTCTCTAGTGAGTTTACCTGTATTACCTTTACCGGAAGCTATCTCAGCCTCTGTTTTCTGCATCCTTTTGGCTGCGGCTGGTGAAATGCCTGTTTCACTGTACCTCAATCCAGCAATTGGGTGTACTGATGCTTTTGCCGCACTTCCAGCCATCTCTATGGGAAGAACCCCTTTTGCAATAGCGGCAGATGCGGGTCCACCATACCATCCCTTACGCATTATCTGGCTTTTATCCGCCAATACGCCAGCACCCTTCCTAGATAAACTAGCTATCCCAGATGATCCCTTAGCTGGACCCAATATTGATGTCGCCCAATAAGCCGCATCACCCAATTCCGGGACTCCCGTTATATCACCTACACCCTCACCAAACATTTGAAAAGGTCTATCTATCAGTCCTATAGCCTTATTCGCTACATCCGTAGATACCTTGCCAGATTCTGACTTAGGCTTATAAGTCCAGCGATCCATAGCCTCTGTCAACCCTTTTTTAGCCTCTTCGGAACTCCATAGTGGGGCACCTTCTACGCCAGTACCCTTTTCCCCACGCGGGGTTAAAGAAGGCGCTAGCCACTCAGGTCTATCAGACCAATCCAATCCCCTAAATGCCGCCTCTGGAAGAGCCAGTAATCCACCACCTAAACCGCTAAGAACAGACAAAGGGGTTTCCCATGTACCCATAGCAATGTCTTCTAAGAGGCCATATTTCTTCTTTTTCTTTGGCATATTAGTGAGTGCTTATGTAGTAGATATTTACCCTCTGGTGAGTGGAGACAATATATATTAATTAAAAAATACTGATGGGGGGCCGTAGCGGGGTATCAGTGCCGCTGAGGGGGACTATTCTTTAGGCCGACAGCGCCGCAGTCCATTCTGTCTGATCTATGACACTTATAGCGCCGCATACCGCCGCGATTGGTCCGTATTGGTTCGGAACTGGTAAGTTTGCAAACTGTCGATACCTCAGCACACCGTGTTGGTGTGGACGGTGTACATTGTTTCAGATAGTTGTTGACACCATCGCTCAGTAGTGTATATTCCGACTACCGACACACTACTATGGAAATTCAAATGGAAATACTAGCAACAATCATAGCGTGGACAGTAGGTGTCACTGTGACTATAGCCTGTATAGCTATAGCCGTGACAATCATATCTTTTCTGGCAATCATAGCGGCTAGAATAATACTAGCGTTCACTGACCGGTCAGATCACATATATAGAAAAAGGAGATAGCATAATGGAAATCACATATGGTGAACGCTTCGGATCATGGAATGGAATTAAACATGGATATGATCTATATATACGTGGCGACAATGGATACGATGCTAGATTGGTAAACGGCACAATTGTATTATTAAAAGATACTTTTCAGATAGATTGGGCCAAAATACCTTATCCATACCACGAAGAATATGAAACTATAGCGATACAGCGGTATGATGATATGGTTGAGTGTGCATTATCAGATTGCCACTACTATAACGGACAGTAAATAGTGGATAGCGTCATATATGGCGCTATACAGTATTCACTACAACATGGAGCATAAATATGATCACTAACGCGCATTTTACCGGTCAGTCCGGTAATGCTAAAACCGGTCCGGTAGCTGGTACTACTGTATCGTCTAATACTTGTCCTGATGACTGCGCGTTGAAATATAGGCGCGATTCACGCGGCGATATAGAATTAGACGCTAACGGGAAACCTAGACGCGGCCCATGTTACGCGCAACACGGCCCAATTGCCCTACACTGGTTACAAGTAGACAGCGGTAATCGTGGTGGTAACTACCGCGAAACACTAGACAAGCTCAGGACACTACCGCGTAAACGAGTAATCCGGCACAAGTTTGCTGGTGATGATCCACATGATGGCGGCGATGTAATCGAATCGGACTATCTATATAAAGTAGAATGTACCGGCAGAAACCCGCATATTGACTATACTCACCACACCCCTAACGCGCATAATCTAGCGATATGGGAGAAGGGTAAATCACGCGGCTATGTTCAAAATCTAAGCGCTGATAACACGATAGCGGCGGACCGAAAATACGATACCGGCTTCCCGGTAACTGTAGTCCTACCGTTAGACGCGCCTAAGGTATCGTATACGCCAAAGGGGCGTAAAATCGTGTGTTGTCCGGCAGAATCTGCCAATATACAATGCGTAGACTGTAAGTTATGTGCTAGTGAACGGCCCTATATAATAGGTTTCCGCGCACACGGTACAATGAAGAAATCACTCTCTATATCACTCACGGGAAAATAAAATGAAAATCAGACACTGGGGCAATGGCGTAACCTATAACGGTAAATTTGTTGAGATTAAGCGGCTGGCCCCACGCTATCGTAGACGTAAAGCGGCAATGACGACTCCATTAGATTGTATTCATGGAGTAACGTATCGCAAACAACTAACTAGCGATTATTACAGCGTATAACAGACAGTCAAAAGTAACTAGATTTGGCGCTCCACATGGGGCGCTTTTTCTATGCTGTGACGCTCTGTAATCGATTCTAAGCGCGATTTGGACTGTACCCTTACCACCCCTACTGGGTAGAGTCTAAATCGTAGACAAGAGGGTATTTATCGCGGCGCGAATAGTCGCGGCTATGCTTATGGGAGTGACCCTTACTTTTGTAGGGGTTGTTCTTATGGGCAAGGTTTCGCTGTCGATTTTGCCGGCGTCTGTCCTTCCTGTCATGGTCCAATAGCGCCGCCCTCCAATAGCGCCGCAGAAATAGCGCCGCAGTTTATACAGCACTTATCCACAGCCTTATCCACCGACTAAGTGTTTGATAATATTAGGGAAAAGTGAGTTATCCACAGAAATCGGGGTGTATTATTATCAAGAGTGGGAATACAAGTATATAATAACACTACTTAATAACATCTCTTATCTTTTCTTTTCTTACTATACTAAGGATTGGGCTTTAAGCCTTTGATTCTAAAGGGAAAGGTAAAATAGTTGAGAAAGTTGTTGACAGGGGGTGGGGAATTTGAGACAATGCTTTTACTGAACCGGAGATTGAAATGACTAAGATTAAATTTAGAACCCAATTAGGAAGGGAAATATTTAAGCAGAAGTATGCAAAATCCCCCTACCCATCATGGGAAGAGCGTGACAAAATAATAAGAAAGGAGTTGAAAAAAAGAAAAAATGAAGAAAAGAGGACAGAAAGTAAGGCTGAAAAACTCCAAGACTGAAGATTTTGTAACAGTGAAAGTAATCTTGGCAGATTCCCGACAAGGGTATCTTGCATCCGACGCCCAACAGAATTGGGCATGGTACAATCTTAACGAGTGGAGCGAAGTGAAATGATGATCACGAAGAAGTCGATGTTTTCTGGTACGGCACACACTTGGAACCTACCAGTAACGCAGGAGCAGTTGGACCGCTGGAGAGGCGGCGAGTTGATTCAAAATGTATTCCCGTTTCTCAGTATTGTGGAGCGTGAGTTCCTGATGACAGGAGCCACACCGGCTGAGTGGGACCATGAATTTGGAGAAGAGCGATGAAAAATGAATGCGGAAAAACACGCCCCGTTGATAACCCATACGAAGTGTGGGAAAACGAGGGTGCCGGCTGGACTTGGCACGTTTTAAAGAAGTACCAGCGCCCTGATAAGGAGGCTGACAACCCCCATGCACGTTGGTTCTGCGCTGTCAAATCCCCATTCACGTTCGGGTCATACGAGATGGGTGATGTATACCGGTCAGAAATTTTAGACCATGCAGTGAGGACAAAATAATGGCTATGGGCAAAATCCCATTCAATATAGTGTACCACGATAGGGATAAGAACCTGACGTTGGTGCTGGATAAGGAAAAACTGAGTGTTGATGAGGCCAGTGATCTGGCCCATCAGCTCCTCTATTTTGTCCAAGAAATGGAACAACCCACACGGGCTGAGGAGGGGGCTGACTATGCTGATGCTATGATGGCTCAACATGACGACGACCCCAACCCATATCACGGAGATTATTCTGAAGACTGATGGGGATTATATAAGTCCTGAGTACGGCTCTATCAGTTACAAGACTTTAAACTGCTCACTTTTCAATAACTTACAACCCAATCCTTATATATATGCAACACAAATTTCCACATAGAGGCATTACGAGGGCATTAAAAGCCCTCAGAAATATTGAACATGAGTCCATTGCGACTCGCCGTAACACAGGCAAAATAGAGTTTGAAGAGTTGTTACGCAGAGCCGTAAACAATATCGAGACTATAAAAAGATACGGAAAAAGATTCAAAGAGCAGGGCGACTCTGCTATAATAGAGGCATACAAGATTTACCAGAGGTTGCAGAGACTGAAGAGTGATCCGGCTTATTTCATGGGAAACACCCACAAGTACCCGAATCGCTTTGTCTCTGCTCCGAATGCTAGGCCGGCGGCTGTTAGATGGGATGCCGCCGCGATGATGGCGGTAACTAGGAAATCAGGAGATTTGTTAGGTGGTTGGTGGCGACCCCCCAAAAAACCAATGCCGGTTAAACACTTTACTTACGAGGAAATGAAACGTGAACTCCCATTCTTTGAGATTAGAAAGAAACGCGAAGATGATGCTTAGGTCAGCAGCTCATGAATGCCATGAAATGCAAAATGATATGTATGAAGACTCACTGTTGCCTGACATGGAC